AATGAAACAAGCATGGACAGATGTTGAAACTGGTGGATTAGACGCGGTAGAGAATGGTCTTCTACAGGTCGCAATAATTATAGGTAAAGATAAATTTGTTGAGTATATTAAACCACCAACATCTTTGTTGATAGAAGATGAAGCATTAGCTGTTAATGGTATCACACGTGAACGAATAGCTAAATTTACACCAGAGGCAGAAGTCTTTAAAAATCTTCTAAAGTTTTTGGATCGCCACGTTGATCGTTTCGACAAAACAGATAAGCTTCAGTTCAATGGTTATAACTCTAACTTTGATGCTGGTTTTATACAAGAGTTATTCAAACGTAACGGTAATAACTATTATGGAGCTTACTTCTCATATTATGACGTTGACACTTTCGCGCTGGTTAAAATACTTTTAGCTGAAGGTCGTATCCAGAAGGGTGAGAATTTAAAGCTAGGAACTATGTGTAAGCAATTTGGTATAATTATCGAGAATGAACATGATGCTTTCGATGATATTAAAGCAACAAAAAAGCTTCATAAGAAACTTGTAAAAAAATACTTTAAAAAGGCTAAGTGATGAATGTATATATTGGTAATAGTAAAAATGAGGGTAGACGTAACGCTAGGTTAGAGGGTATTTTACATGATATTCTTGAAGCTGGTGAGACTGTTCCAGTTTTAATGTTCGATGTGCAAGATATTGTGACGGTTGTTTATAAGTCAGCTATAACTCAAAAGCTTGCTGACTTTTTTGTTGATGGGTTTGTTTTGAATAAACCTAATGTGTATGATGATATGTACCTACACCTCTCACATGGTATTCCCCATTCTCTTAAAAATACAGCTAATTTTAGTATCTTACACCGATACTCAGTAGCTGTTGATAATACACTAACAATAGAGGCTGGAGTTTTTGGATGGGATGTCTTAATGAGTGAAGAAGGTTCTAGTTGGAAAGCACAAGATCGAGTAAAAGATAAGTATAAAATTAAAAAGGTTAAGTAATGAAAAAAGATATATACATTGATGCCGATCATATGATATATTTTATATCGATGGCTAATATAAATAAAGTAGGTACTGAGTTTGACGTTGTAGATGAAGGTATGGGTACCGACTATAAGATACCTATGAAACGATATAAGAAACAATTTAAAGAACTCATCAAAGAGTACAAAAAAGTTGTTGAAGTGGAGAGTATAGCTTATGATTGGACACCAGGTAAAACACACGTTATCTTCAGTGATCCGAAGACTAACTTTAGATATAAACTCTATAGCAAGTATAAGAGTGGTCGTGCTCCAGACAAGCCCGAACTTTTTTATAGACTTCGTAAGTGGGCGCATAAGAAATATGGTTACATCAAGAATCTGGAAGCAGATGATGTCGTGGCACACTATGCTCGTAAAGGTCAAGTGGTTATCACCACTGACAAAGATGTTTTTAGGGGGGTACCCGGGCTATTCTATAACTCACATCACTTTCACCAGTGTTGGATTAGAACCACCAAAGAAGAAGCTCATCATTTCAATCTCATTCAAACGATAATGGGAGATAGCACTGATACTATTCCAGGTGTGCCGGGTGTTGGTAAAGATCGAGCTGCTGACTTTTTATATGAAGATACATGGGAAGCTGTGGTAAATGCTTTTAAAGGTATTCCACCACATACAGGTAAGCCTTTTTACAACGCTGATGGAAATTTATCAGCACTTGTTAAAAAGATCCAAGCATTAAACTTAACAGAAGAAGATGCTATTTTAAACCACAGGTTAATCAGCATGAATCAGTGGACACCAAAAGGAGGACTACAACTATGGCATCCCTCAAAAAATTAGTAAAAAAGTTTAAAGAAGCTCAATTAAAAATTACAAATAATGTAGTCTATACGGTTTCTATGTCTGGTGGTAAAGACTCAACAGCCACTGCTATTTGGGCCATGAAACATCTGAGATCTAAAGGACTTGTGGTTTTCTACACAACTGATACAGGTTGGGAACATGAGAAGACTTATGAATACTTAGACTATTTAAGAGTCGTATTGGGAATTGAAATTGAAGTTCGTATGTCAGATGAATATGATGGTTTTGAAGACATGTGTATTAAACGTAAAATTATCCCCAGTAGGATTAAGAGAATCTGTACCAGGGAACTTAAAGTGTTTCCTTCACAGAAATATCTTAGAGAGTGGCAGCGTAAAGGTTATGATGTAATTAACATAACAGGTGTACGTGCTGATGAGAGTGCTAATAGAGCCGGAGAGTGTGAGTGGAAGTTTAACTTTTTTATGAAAAATACTTTAACAAAACTCATGTATAAAATTAAAGAGGGTGCAGTTACTTACCAGCCTATAGTTTTTTGGACAACTCAAATGGTCTTTGACTATCACAAAGAATATGGAGTGGATGTAAATCCTCTTTATAAATTAGGTTATAGTCGTGTAGGGTGTTACCCTTGTATCATGGCCAAAGTAGGTGAGATTGGTATGGTAGATGAAGTGAGAACGGAACGCATAACTCAACTTGAAGCTGATGTAAGTGCTGCTTCTGGTAAGAAGACTGTGTTCTGGCATAAGGGAGGTGAGTTGATAGAGTTTGAAGATGCAAACACTCACTATAAAAAGAAATACGGTGGTGAATCAGACACCTGTGTTAATCAGCATGGAATATGCGAGTAAGGAAAAATTATGAGTAAGTTTGAACAATATGAACATCACGGTGAAGTAGTATGGGTTAACAGTGAGTTAAAAGGTCAACATAGAGAGCACAATTTGTGTTTCTCATGTGAGAAATTAGTTATTAATGATCCGGAAACAAATTGTCCTCTAGCTCAAAAGCTTTTTGAATTTTGTTATGTGGATGATATGGTAACACCTGTGTTTGAGTGTCCTGAGTTTAAGGAAAAAGAATGAGAAGTTTTAACACAGAAGTAAACAAAGTTCTTGATGAGTTAGGTGAACTACTTAAATTCAAAAATAGAGCTTATGGAAACTCAGCTTTAAAACCTGTAAGAATATTCTCTAAAGCTTCTGCATTAGAACAACTCAATGTACGTATCGATGATAAGTTAAGTCGTATTCAAAATCAAAATCAAAACGGGATTGTTGATGATGGTGAAGATACTGAATGGGATTTAATGGGTTACTTAGTTCTAAAAAGAATTGCACAAAAGGCACTTAAAGATGAAGATACTACCAATCCAGGTGAAGACAGCAAAGAAGTTATCCAAAAAACTTAAGAAGTACCACTTAGCAATCTTATCTGGTGAAGCTAGGGCTGGTAAAAGTATGAGCTTTTTAGCAGCAGCTTTACCTTATAAAAAGATCCTCGTAGTTACACAGAAGAACGCTATAAAAGATATAGTATCCCAAGCTGCTGTTGTTGGAATTGAGAAGGTTACAGTTGTGAATTACCACCAGGTAAAAAACCTTATTAACATTGATCAATTTGACATCATAGTTTTGGACGAAGCACATAGATGGATCTGTGGTATACCTAACTTTTCTACAATATGGAAAGATGTAAAAACTGTTTGTAAAGGTAAGGATGTTATTTTTTCATCAGCTACATTAACACCTGAGACTTACGCTACTATTTATCCCATGCTTGCTTTATCTGATTTCACACCTTGGTCAAACTATAAAAAGTTTAATCATTGGTTTGAAGGTTTTTCAATCTGGAGATCTGGAACGCAATTAAGAGCCTATGGCGTAAATTATAAACCAACTGGATCCAATATTGGTAAACTTAAATATGTACGTTCTATTCACGGTTATGGTAAGCCTTATAATATAAAAGTGAATGGTAACGATGTTCCGAGATACGATAAAACACATGAAGATGAGATCTGGGAGGATATAGGTAAGTTTGTTGTTAGTATGACCAGGAAAAAAAGCGGCCATGTTCATGAAGCTGTTGATAAACTTGTTCATATAGAGTTAAGTAAAAAGCAACAAAAGATGGTAAACACTCTCTCAAAAGATAAAATCTATAGTAAAAAACGAAATGTAATCTTAGCAGATACTCCATCTAAAATGATGCAAAAGTTACACCAGGTTGGTGGAGGGTTTATTAAAGGTGAAGATAAGTATCTACACTCCTTCAAAAAGATACCTAAAGTTAAATGGCTGCTACAAAATATAGATCCTAAAAATACAATTATACTAGCACACTATGTTGAAGAACAAAAGATGTTAGCTAAACTCTTTCCTCATACCGGGAGCATAACTAAGAACGCCGAAGGTGTTGACTTTAGCGGTTTTGATGTGATGGTTATTTATTCAATGGCTTTTAGTTACGCCACCTATGAACAAGTGCGTGCTCGTCAAATGAATATCTCCAGAGACAAACCTATTGTTATTCTATACCTCATCAGTGGTATTGACAAATACGTGTATGAAGCTGTACAATCTAAGAAGTCTTTTACTGCAAACTGGTACAGGAGAAATAATGAGGAAACAGTTAGAAAATCCATTTCAAACTAAAGTTATTGAGCATTTATATAAACTGGATCATTGCTGGGATGTTAAGATCATTTCATGTAATAAACCAGGCTCACCTGATATAATTGGATGTTACGCTGGATTGTTTTTTGCAATAGAGACAAAGAGGCCCGATGGTAAAGGGGTAACTTCACCTTTACAGAAACATCATAAAAAAGGGATCAAACGTGCTAAAGGTTTTGCTATTATCACAAAATCTCTTGATGAAGTTATAAAATTTATGGAGAAGGTTCACAATGAAGCTAGCCGATTGGAAATTATTTGAGGTTTCACCTGTTGAAGTTTCAATGTATGCAAATACTTTAACACATAAGGAGTATACAGCGTGGTCCATAGTAAAGCTCAATGAAGTTATCACAAGAGAGCTTAGACGTAGGAAAGGTAAAAAGATTTTTACTCAACGTGGAATAGTGATGTTGGCATATAGACAAAATGCTATAAAGTTTTTTCAAGAAAAATTAGAAGGATATGGTGATGTTTAAAAACCGTAATATAAATTTTCTTTTAACAGGTGCAAGTGTAGTCTTTATAATTGTAATGTTTTCTGGCCTTATTGATTTAAAAGATATATCTTCAATAGCTGAAAAGCAAGAACCTATGATTTGTCATTCAACCGTAGGTACACATGTTATTTATGAGTATGATATTAAAGAAGATGAAGAACTCTTAATAACACCAAACGGTTGGGCTTATCGTTTAAAAGAATGTGAAACTTATGAGGATCCAAGAAAAAAACCTGGATAATTTATCAAGGTAGTAAAACTAAATCTCCACGTAAATGCGTAGCAATTTCCCCATCATGATCTCTCTTCACCCAAAAGTCATATTCACCCTCAATCATTTGTTCTGCTGTAGGTACAAACTCCACAACACCACCAGCGCCATTTGTTATATCACCAGTGATTGTTGTAGGCGACTCTGCTGAATCTTCATTTGAAAAAACAAACGTCAAAGTATCATCTGTAATGTCTACCACTGCCCCGTTAACTTTTATAGTTACCTCTATAGGATATGTATCACCATCGGTACGTTCAATCCTCTTCGTTACTGTTTTAATAGCTTCACCCATCTAAATCTCCTTCAATTTCATTTTTAATATCACCATCAAGTTCATATTCTGTTATATCAGCTGACAACACAGGTGTCGATAAATCACCAGATAATTCCTGGATCGCTAGATCAGCTGACACTTCAGTTGTTATATCAGCTGTAAAACTATCCTTCGGTAAATAAGTTGTAACACCACCACTCCCAGAAGGGTTTTGTACATGTTCAAATGCTGTACCTACTGTGAGTGTGCTGTTATCTTTTATATGATCAAAGAATGTCATGGTAGATCCGTTGTTGCAAGTTTATCAAACACAGCATCTGCTACATCTATTACTGAACCTGTAGTATTATCAAATACATATTCGGAACCAGTTTGAGTGTGGTTAACATTACAATCACCACTAATCGTAAACGCTCCATTTGTACATGAAGGATCTATATATAACTCTCCATTCATTGTCACATCAATTTCTATCCCAGCCGTACAATTAACAATTTTAATGTTACCGTTGTAATTCCATATAGCAAAAGAGGTAGCATTAGCTAAATCAATTATAGGTGGATGGGCTGCATCTGAACCAGCAGAACAGGCCATCATTACTGCAACACCATTAATAAAAATAGTATTTGCAGTTAAAGCACAGTCATTAATAAATCCAGCAAAGTAATTTACTTGTCCAAGAACACAATGTTCAAGTATAGCACCACCATCCAAGTCACCACTAAATGTTAAGTTCTTAGCAATTAACCCCACTGTATCAGATAAATTATTTACAATAAGAATTGAGTTTAATGGGTGAGAACCAACTACGATTCTGTATTCAGCATTGTCTCCATCAGCAAGAGTTAATAAACCCTGGAGGTTAATCTCTTTTGCGTTTTCTCTGTCTGCAATAACCATAGCATCAGACCAGTTATTAGAAGGCTTACCAAGAGTACCAATAGGTGTTGATGTTCCAGATTGACCACCAAGTATATTTAAAACAACTTCCCCTTGATACGCACTAGATAACAACGTACTAAGATCTTGAAGACCTGTTGAGTTATTTGGTCTAATAGAAACTTGATTTACATTTGTGTAGTTATGCACATTAGTATTCGCACCATCGAATAATACTGCGTATTGACCATCTTCAAACGTAACTGTATATCCATTTATTAATAGTACAACTCTTGCAAGAATAACATCACCAGTATCAACTGTTGTGTTGTATTTTATCATTGGAGGATAAGAAAGACCATTATCGAACTGGTCTTCCAAATCTCTACATTTTTTTCTAAACTCATTCAAGTCGAGCTTATACTTTCCTGTTTCTAAAAAAATAAGGTCTGACTGAGGTATAAAGATAACCCCAGTAGAGTAATCGACTTGATATGCCATGTTAGCTCTCTCTAACTAATGTAACACTAAATGAGAATCCAGCTGCGGTAATATTACCAGAAATTATCTGGAATAAATCTGGTGCAGCTTCATCACCTTGTCTAACCCATCCGTAAACTGGGATTGGGGTAGAATCATAAATAAGTGAATTAGATACAGTTTTTGTAGTACCACCACCGATTGCTGATTCATAGAAATAAGCATGATGAGCTGGATCTGTTGCTGTAATATCACCGTCTAATGTACCAGTTAAACTAAACTGAGCACCAGTCCATGAATCATACTCATAATATTCTCTTGAAGTTGTACCTGTTCTAAGCACACCAACATAACCTGTTTGTGGAGTGTCAGATGCAATAGCATCAACATCAATAATAGATGTACCACCTGTATTACCATCACATGTGTAAGTGTCATATTCTGGAAAAGAACCTGCACCTTTTTTAGCTAAGAATACATGAGGATCATCACCAGAATCAACAGATTCAACAGTACCGCTAAGAGGAACATTGTTTGGTGGTTGTATAGGATCACCGTTAAGTGTTTTAAATGAATCCGAAGATGTAACTTGTGCATAAACAAAACCAATACCGACTTCACCAATCCAGTTTCCTGTAAAAACACCAGTAAAATTAACTGACGTATCTAATGCTGTAGAGTCTGCATCAAGAACACCAGTAGCTGAACCAGCACCTGTAATAGTCAACGCATCAACTGGAGCAACACCTGTATTTAAGTGAAGTATTAATCTAGCTGTTGTTGTACCAGTTGTATCATCAACTGCAACTAAGTTACCCGTACCGGCTGTATCACCTGTACCCCATGATAGAGTTTCATCTTGAACCCAAGTATTTGCACCTGAAGCTATAGAACAGTCATATAATCTACCTGTCCATAACGGACCATCAACACCAAATAGTGTATCAGTAGAGTCTTCACATAAAATTGCTTTATGAAATTCGTAGATAGATTTTTTAGTTCCACCATCACCCCAGTTTAATTCACAAATATATGGTTCATCGCCAGTGGTATCTAAATCTAGGTCATTCCAACCATAAGAAGACGTAGAACCAACCGTCAATGATCTAATATCACCAATAGTAGCTGTAGTATTCTGCGGATCATCAGCAGCAGATACAGAGGCAACTTTCTCACCTAGCCCTAGTGTTGTTCCCCAAATAGCATAACCATACAGCCATTTATTAAGACGTACATGAACTAAACCGTTGTCTATAAGCTCACCGGCAGTTTTACCTTTAATACAGATTCTAGCTAGTGTATTACCACCACCATTTTTACCTGTACTCCAGTGGGATGTTAATTTAACATTATTTTGTAAGACGTTAATAGGTACAGAACCATCTGTTTGACCTAGTATTTGAAGACCATAAAATTCTTCATCACCACTGTCATAAGATACTGAACCACCAAAATGTGACTCCATAACTGTCTCAGTAATTTCATACTTAATACTATAGTCTGTTGTGTGATCATATAATGTAATGATCGTTCCAATTGCTTCTGACTTAGACGGATTAGGAAAAGATAAGTTAATCTCATCATCTCCACTTGTCGCTAAATCATAAGCTATTTTTTGCAGACTTCTATGGATCCAATATACGTGAAACGTATCTGTTGTAGACACATCTGTAATTGCTCCGGAAGCTGCGACTTTATGTTGTGCCAACCATGCTGTTACCGCAGTAGTAGCATTAGCATCAATATCATAAACTGCCATAATTTCTCCTTTATTCTTGTTCTAAGCTGAAATTAATATCAGCACCTACTGAACCAATAGTACCTGATTGATCTTGTTGAACATAATCAATTCCTATTAAGTCCATTTGTCTCGCCCATGCAACGTAATCAACTCCGTCATAGGATGCTGCAATTGATTCTGAGTATATTCCAGAACCGTTAGTAGTTCCAGAGATGATAGTAGCTTTTGTATCCTCACGCTTAACCATTACGTTAGCGTCTGGGATACCAAGCCCAGTTTCTGCATCCTTAACTGTAATAGTTATAGGAAGTAATCCAGCAATAACATTTACAGTAGCTCCAGCACTTCTAATAGATGGAGTAGTTGCACCAGATTGAACATTTATGTCTACTTCTCCACTAGAGGCTGACACATAAATATCTTCATTTCCTGTGCTAGTTGGAGTTACTGGAGTTCCAGTTTCACCAGCATCATAATCAGTAGTGTTACAACTCCAATCCATTGTACCATCACCAACAGTAGTTAGTTCCATTGCATGATTACTTCCATCTGAATCAAGTGTATTACTAGGAGCATGAGCAGTGTCAGATACTACCATAGCTACAGCACCACTTGCATCGTTAATAATATTCTTTGTGAATGTACCAGTAGTAGCTACTGTAATTAGTCCTGAAGTATTGATTGTATTTAATTCAAATGTAGCACCATTTGGAGAGACTGATGTACTTGTATCAAATACATTACTAGTAATTGTCTGAGAAGCATTAAAAGTACAAGCACCCATATTAACTAGTGAATTACCATCAATGTTAACAGTATCTAAATTAGAACCACTTGTGTCAAAAACACCAGGGACATTATTCGATTTAATGAATGAACCAGCAATGTCAAGATTAGATTCACCTGTAGCGTTACCTAATAATGTAATAGAATTTAGAGTTGTACTAGCTAAATCATTGTCTGGATAAAGTAAAACTTCTCCACTCATTACCATATCAACACTGTTTGTACCTGTGTCACCAAGCTCAAGACCACCACCCATAATGTAAGCACCTGTGTTTTTGAGGACAATACCATATTTATTAGTTGAAGCTGTATCAACTGCAAAAATGTCTTCCATGGTAATATTATCTGTAGCTCCAGATGTAACAGTAAGAGCATCACCATATCTAAGAACATCCCAAAAACAGTTCATAATATAAGTTTGACCTTTTTTAAAGCCGATAGTAAGAGTTTTAAATTGAACACCAACAATAGTGATGGCTGATGTGTTCAGTGTACCACTAGATTCATCTGGTGTTGCTTCTAATGAACAAAATAATAACTGCCATCCATTTGCATGAGTGTCATTTCCCCCCACATACCAAGTAGCCCAGTTTGTTCCATCAGAAGCATATAGTCTATACCCACCATTAGCTCTAGTATCAACAACTCCAGTACATTGCATCCATGCGTATAGATGCTGACCTGACATATCTGTTGCAGAACCAATAGCATATTGGATTACTGTACTTGTAGTTGCATTAATCCAGTCACCTAGACAACCATTTCCTTGAATTTGCACAGAAGGATCTAGCTCGAATCTAGTATCATTAGACCAGCCAGTTTCTGAGTCACAATTAGAAATTAAAGTTTGATTTGTAGTTACTGTAATAGCCATCTTATTTCACCAATATTGTCTGATTAACCGCAGATTGCATCATTACTACATCTGGTTCAGATCCACCTAGAATTACAGTTGATGAATCAACATCAGCTTGTAAGTCGCCAGAGCATGTTTTAACTTGTGCTTGACTTCTATTGTAATTAGGGTTTGTATAATGTCTAATATGTCTACCGCCAATATACATATCTTCGTAATCAGATAAACTATGTGCAGACATAACGCTTGCTACCGTTGCCATCTAAGACTCCTTAAATTGTATGCGTTCCATATGCTCACCAGTCTTACCAAGATTAAAACTTTCTACTGGTCTGTGATAACCCATAACTCTTGTATATATAGTACATTTTTGTCTTTTGTCTTTTAGCTTTGCTAATATTTCATTTTTACTCATTTTGTATCCTTACTTGGGTTGGAACTCTATGTGGATGTGATCTTTTTCAAGAACTACATCATACTGATCACCTAGAGCTTCTTTAAGTTTTTGAGTTATGATTTCTGCCATTGATGCACTCATATCGCGAGTTCTCAGATCAATTGCAAAACCCACATAGTGAAGAGAGGCCACACCGTGCTTACCACCTGTTGCCTCAGTTAAAGTACATTTTACACCATACTCAGAGTAGATCTCGTTTGCTATAACGAAAGCTAAAAGCATTTCAGTTTGTAGACCGTTGACCTCTACACCTGGTTTAATTGACATCATACTTTTCTCCTATCACCTTTACCGGAGAGGTATCTAGCTATATGCTCTAAACCTCTTGATGTAAAGTAAGCTGTAAACACAATATAGAGTAGTGCTTCAAACACAGTAATATAAATTGCTTTAACTACAAACTCACCAAAGTTACCATCAGTAAGCGCTAGTAACGTGAATACAAAAAGCAGATAGATAAGTGTGAGAGGTCTTACATTTCGAGCTAGAACTGTACCGTGAGTATTATCAGACTCCCAGCGTTTAGTGCGTTCTGCTTCTACTTTGGAAGCAAACTCTTCCATTTTGATTTTGAACCCTACAGTGATTGTCTTCAACTCATTTTTCAAAGTCATACGTTCTTCGTCAGATGTTATATTATTATCAATGGCCTCACCCACACTGTCAACTAAGTCAGCAGCTGGTTTTAACCAATCAAGGGGATTTAAACTAAAGCTCATTTGAGACTCTCTTCGCATTTTGCTTGCCATTTCTCACAATACTGTATCCGTAATTCGTGTTTAATAACTTCTTGCCGAAGATACTCCTTGTCTTTATAATCCGATGCTATATAAGCTCCCAGACTTTCATTAAGGCCATCAATAGATATTGTCTGGCGGTCCATTTGTTTCTTTACATATTCTACGTCTATGATATTATCATGTGCTTTAAGAGTGAAATTCCCAAGTCCGTATAAGACAGTGAGTATTAAGGAGGTGGCTAGTGTGGTAAGTATCGTTACCGACATACCCTTCTTTACTACGGGAGGCATAATGTTTTCCTTTTCGTAAGTATTTTAAAAAGCCCGTTTGGACTTACTTTCGCAGAGTTGGTGTGTTCTAAACAGCCAGAAACAATTAAAGCTTCTGTGCATATTTCAGAACAGAACCACTTATTGCTGTGGTCACGAACTCCAAACACAAATCCAGCGATCCCAAGATAATCATACCCCTTACCAGCTTCTTGACCACAGAACTCTCGGAGTTGAGGTTCTTGATCATCTGGTAAATCAATATGATCCCAAGATGTGCTATCTGTATTATACCGTTTAAATCTAGTAGAGTTCTCATATTGTGACGCAGAAAACATAAATCCATCTGAAAATAACAATTCTACATGGCTATAAGAGTCTTTCCACTTACTGTTAAACTTATCTTTAGTGGGTGAGGTCCACCAACGTATTAACTTGTCAAAGAAGTTACCTTGTTGATTCCCGTAGAATATTACTTTCATTATCCGATCCTTTTTGTAGAATCAATAGTCATACCTATCTGTTTAGATACATCAGATATAGGGCTTATTCCTTGTAGTAATTCGGGTTGTAATAACTGAAGCTCAATAGCTCTTTTTGCAGAAGCTGGATTTCTTAATAATGTTTTCATTGTGTTAGGTAAAATTCTTCCAGTAGCTAAGATCTCAGATCTTACATCAAGTATGTGTTTGCAAACTAATTCTTCAAAATAATTAATTTCATACATTTCATTATCTGTTTTACCAACTATCCTTGTTTTTTCTGCTTCAACAGCTAATCCCTTTTCTAGCTTTTGTAAAAAATTAATTTCTTCTTCACAATCTTTTATGAGAGAGTTGGTTTGATTCTTTCTTAATTGTGCCTCTTTATATTCAAAAGAAGAAGTGTCCATATTTTTTACCTTATCTTCACCTAACAATGCAACGCTAAGAGCTAAATTTCTTTCCTCTAAAAAAGACCTAACTACTCTTAATCTCTCCCACACAGTTTCCCCGTCAATTACATATAAATAACTTGCTTCTCTATTTACCCTTGCCATACTATATCCTTTAAATTCCAGCTCCAGGAGTTTGTGTTTTTATTGTACCAAGATAAGTAGTTGAACCTACCTGTGTCCCAGTATTATCAATTCTGAAAACTGCATTTATTGGAGCTAATCCGGTATTATAATCTAAATAAAAAACAGCAATCCCATCCACAGCAGCACTACCCGCCCAAGCCATTTCTGTACTTAAGCTAGTTTCGGAGGCAAGTAAGCCTCCAGCTGGATTAACCATACGTAGAGAATCTCTATAATTCCACCCTCCATAAATTATCCCAATTGTCGATAAAGCTGCCCCAGCAGCAGTTCTATCTGGATTAAATAAATAAGATATACTACCCAACATTGTACCATCTTCATATATCTTAAATAATGAATCTGTATAAGAAGAAGTGGTGCTCTGCCCACCCCAAAATAGACCAAGACAATCAAATCCTAATCCAGCACCCTTAGTTTTTGCTTCTCCAGCACTTGTTTCAGTGCCAATTATTGCCCCACTGCTATTTATCCTTGTTACGATCTTTGTTTCAGCACTAAAACTGGTATCTCCACCAAAATACATACCAACACTATTTAAAGATGCTCCCGTTATAGCGTATCTAGCTGTACCTACTGTAGTTTCTGAACCAGCTAGTGCTCCAGATGAATTTACTCTTGTTACATTATTCTTATATACAGCTACGGTTAGTCCTCCATAATACATCCCAATAGTATCCACACCAGCTCCCCCAGCTGCCTGTCTGGCTGTACCTATGTTTGTTTCAGAACCAACGATAACTCCATCACTATCTATTCGAGTACATCTATTATAAGTTATTGGGTTTGAATCATTATAGAAATATCCTCCATAATAAGCTCCTATGGAAGTTGTCCTCTCATACATGGTGTAAACCAAATCACCATTAACATATATTTCTGTTACGCCTTTTCCATTTATAATAGGGACATATATAGATGTACCATTAATTATTAGGCTCATTATGCATCCGTTCCATCATTACGGATATACGCAACACTTCCATCCAGTCTCATTTTGACTGTACCACCAACTGTAGAGGTTGCATAATCATCAGCTTCAATTTTGTCACCAAGACCACTGACCGTACATGTGATTGTTATATTACTACTGCCATCAAAACTTTCTGAACCACTCACATCACCACCCATACTAATTGTCCGTGATGTTGCTAAAATTGTCGCTTTAGCTGCTGTTGCTGATATACCAAGATACTTAGCTGATAATGAAGTCCCGGCTTCTTTGAAAGACGCTGCGTACACAATAGAATTACCGTTAGCTTTGTAAGTAGTGTCTGAACAGAAGTGCCATGTGTTAGTAGCCTCATCGTGCCACATATGGTCAATATTAGAACCGGATCGCGTAACGAAAGCACCATCACCATCATTTACTATAAGAGTACCATTATCAAGGTATAAATCTTTACCACCTGTTGATAATCCCCAACTACCAAATGTCCACTTACCTGTGATTGTATAATCACTACCCACAACAAGTTTAGGAGATAATAAGCTGAGTATTTTGGAAGCTGTTAATAGATCACTTGTAGTTGTCCCAGCGTCATTTACATTACAGCTATCAACAGTATCTACATTGATCATATACTTAGTTGAAAGTACATCCCATGTTGCGCCATTGTATTTCTCAAAACGGTTGTTGGTACTGTTCCATCCAATATAACCACTAACTAAATTGGTACTTGATGTACCATCGAACATCTTTGCTAGATCTTCGTCTCTTGCTTTTACATAAGTTAAAAAATCTGCATAAGCGTCAGTTAACGCCGGTTTATCCCAATCTGCCATAATTTACTCCTTTTAGTATCCAGTAGCTGTCCAGCTAACGGTTGCGCTTGCTCTATCACCAACATCATCAAAGACATACACATCAAAGTCTGTCGGGTTAGGAACATCATCGAAATCATAAATAACTGTTAGAGGTACTGTGCCATTAACGGACACACCTATTGACGTTACATCAACAAAATCTGTGGCGAAGGTAACTGTAGTTCCTCCACTGTCGGTAGATAAAGCTTCAACGGACCCAGACTCACTTAATATTTTACTAGCCAACTTAATTTGTATGTCTTGAACCTCAATATATGAAGTATCATCACACACAAAACTTACTGTTATTTTAACATATCTAAAATTAAGAGCATATGCCGTGTATACATTTCCCCAATCATCCCAGTCAATATTGTCATCAGAGGTTTTAATGTTCATAACAACAGTAACATTTTCATCACCACCTATAATCCAAGTTGGAACAACACTTATTAAAGTACCAGCTAGAAGCGTACCATAGTCAAGAGTCTCTTCATAAGAGCCACTTGTCTCAAATGGTGAAATCCATAACGGATAACCAGCAACTACTTGTGCGTTTGGTGATGCAAATGAGTTTGACGTAAAGTGAACAGAATAAGTTTCCGTTGCATTTACTCCATAAAGCATAACATCTTCAGAGGTAATACCGTTTACAAGTGTGCCGCTAAAATCACTATAATAATCAAGATGTAATTGATAATCTGGAGGACTTGAAACTTCAGCTAATATACTTCTAGGAGTACCATAATTACCAGCTGAGTCTATAGGTACACACCAGTAAGTATATGATCCAGCTAATGTTTCAAAGATAGACGTAAACGTACCTTTTTTCTCACCAATTATTGTAGCTGTAGCATAAACATCACCCCTACGTATCTCGAAGTTGGTAATTGGTAAAGTGCCTTCAACAGGAATCCATTTTAATAGCACATTATTATCAATAACATCACCGGTAAGAGCACTTAAAGAAGATAGATTTATTGTTATATTTAATGAAGCTGCTGTACCTACATTACCTATAATATCTACAGGTGAAACATAAAAAGTTTTACCACCACTCCAATTTATCAATTTTATAAAAGTGGTAGTTTTAACACGAACCTCAGTAGAATCATAAGTAACTAAATAATAATCAATTTGAAGATCACTTGTGGGAACAGTCCAACTTAAATATAACTCAGTACCAATAATTTCAGATGATAAATCTAACTGTGGTGGTGATACTATCTCCAACTCAGTTGTAGCCTCAGTTTCAGATAAATTACCAGAAGTGTCTACAGCACTGATACCATATGTATGATTTTCATCGGGTGCTGGGAGTGGTGCTGAATATGAAGTACCACTAAATTTTTCCACAAGTGTGGTAGTATCTACAGTTAAATAATAACTTGCTAAATCCACATCACTTACAGGGTCCCATGTTAAACGAACAACAGACTGTGAAGTGTCAAGTGTTGCTGTAAAACCTGTAACATCTTCGGGTGCTTCTAATTTACCAAGATATATTACACTAACTTCAGGTGCTGAAAGTAAAGGTTCCACAGTTCCAAAAAACTCAACTTGGACTTTGAAAATGTAAGATTTTCCTTCAGTTAAATCAAGAGCGTTATATGTATAATTTAAGTTAGTTGTCGTGACGATAGGCGCATATGAATAACCACCATCACTCGAAATCAGGACATTAAATCTTGCTGATGTGTTATAATCGACAGACAAATCCCAAAACAAATCAATATATGGAATAATCGTACCGTCATTCTTTTTTTCTAAATGTTCCTCATAATCTAAATTTTCAACAGAAATATTACTGTCAAAATAAGATGCTGAAGGTGTAGGTATTATAACCTCTGTGTCAGTTAAAATACTTTCATTATAATCAATAGCTTTCACTTTACGTGTCTGGTCAGAAGCTCTTGAAATATCAAATATTCTAAAAAGTTGTTTTTCACTTCCAGTTTCACCAAACGTGAAAACGTCATACTCACTGGGGATAGTTGTGAAAGCTTCAGTGACATTTAAAGTGTTGGTGGTTTGTGTAATAACAAAGTCAATAACTCTTTCTTCAAAAGTATCGTCTGTTGAAATACGAATTATAATAGCGTAAGACTTGCCTTCAGTAACTGTTACCTCTTGATCCAAAGTAACAGATGTTGAGGTGGCTGACACAACGCGACCACTATAAGCCCACATTGGAACATCATGTGCAAAATAAATAACATCACCAACAGTACAAGCTAAAGCATCAACTCCAACTTCAAATTCTACAGAACGTCTTAACTGTTTATTACAGTGAAGAAAATATTTACCAGCTCTATACGCAGCACTCGGGTTTGTCACCCCCAGGAGTGATATTGTGCTTTTCTTAGTCGTTACAGTATTATCATAATAATCAGGAGCCACCACAGAAAGTTGATCTTTAGTGTAATCATTATTAGCATTGGTATACTGTATCTCAATTTCAGTAGCTAAATCTTCAGAACCAACATAAGCTGTTTTAAAACTTTTTTCTATGATATTACCCATTGAAAACAGTTGTACTGGCGTTTCAGGTTTATCAACAACGACACTATACTTAGTACCACGAATCACAATACCAGCTCTACCAACAGTAGCTAATTTTTCAAGAGCTTCCCACACATTTGTATTGAAATCAAATATACCATTGAAACGTGCTCTACGTTCACCGCCACCACTAAGTCCATTGTAAACTATTTCGTCACAAAAATCAGCCCAATCTACGAATGATTGAAAGTCTATCTTACTAAAAGCTAGGCCAGCGCCGTATTTTACATTTGTTAGTAAATCCCAAGCCGCCCAAGCTGGATTACCCATATCTCCATAATCTGTATAAACCATACCGTCCTCATCATGTATTATATGTGGAGCACGTGTTATAGTAGTTGTAATTGTAGGATCACCACCGCTTAATTGACCTGTTGCTAATATTTTCAAACCTAATAAGGCAAGCCCTGGATAACACAGTTCATCATAAATAACTTCACCTATACCAGCATGGAAGAGTTCTGTTTTAGTACGGGTGTTAGAATCATCGGCAGTATTTCTAGTAATACGTGTTTCATATTGGTCAGGTAATAAACCGTCAATACGAATGGTAAACTTAAGAGGTGTATTTTGAGCACCTTTGACAGTCCAAGTTGTTGGTAGAGTTGTTTCGTATATAGCTCTACGTTCCCCACTCATAACATAATCAGTATCAAAATTATCCAACGAACAATAAGTGGAATAAAGGTCTTCCACCTGTGTCCACCCTTCTTCATAAACATCAGAACATTTTACATATTTGTACTCATAATAATCTATTGCCACATTTCTATCATCAGGTACATTTATCCAAGTGCCGTCTCCAACTTTTCTATACTCAACTGTGAAGTTTACAGATCGTGTATCAAAACCACCATCATCATTAGCATAATATATACCATAAGGAAAAGCCATATATAAGATCATACCTTCGATACCATTACCTAAACTTTGTTTCACTACAGGATCATTATAAAGACACTGTGCAGAAAAACCATTTGCTGTAATAGTTTCTCCAAAATAAGGAATTATGCTTTGGTTATCAGAACCGTCTCTCTGGAACATTTCGTAATCTTTATATGTTGTAATATCCATACCATTAAGTTTAATATTACTATCGGAAATATTTTGGATTCGGCCTTCAGATAAAGCTAATAAAACATATAAATATTCATCAGAACCGTCATATTCAACTCTACGACTGATAATATTACCAGCTACAGCATGTGTACCATAAAGTACAGGTATTGGTGTTCCAATTCTAGCTAATGTTCTCATACCTTCCCAAGAATACGTAGGGCTTGCAGCAGCATCAGCACCAGCTATCTGAGGTACATCTGGCATTTGTGGAGGTAAAAGAGCATTTATTATCATACTACCAGCTACAACAACACCAATTTGTAGACCTAGAAAAATACCAGCACCCATCATACCACCATAAACACCAGCGCCAACCATACCGGCTGTAGCTCCCATTATTGCACCAGCTGCGTATGGAGCCACTACAGCAATTGCAATTATGGCAACTATACGAATTATACTTTTAGAAGAATCACTACCTTCAAGCATAGGAGCAATAATAATCTGAGAATTTTCGTGGGGAATAACAGAATAATCAGTAACATTCACACCATTGAGATTAACTATATACTCTCCTCCTGGTGGCACATAAGATACTAAAGATTTTGCTTCCCAAGGGAAATCGGCTATCAATCTATTTTTAGGATCAAGTGGTTCAAAAATGTTGGTGATGAGAACTTTACGTATTGCCATTATATCTCCAATAACCAGCTATGCGATTACTCCACACTGGGTTTCTAATACTCTCTACTACGATAGAAGTATCTTTAAGTACATGAATAAATTTATCATCATCAAGCATGTAACCAGCATGTCTCATAATACCACCTATGATGAATACAACAACGCTACCTTTTACCGGATCGCTTTTAGTCCATTTAGGTGTCATTACTTGTTCGATAAAGTACATAGAGTTAGTATCATTATTTGCTTCATCATAAATGAAATCAGGAAATGTAAGACCTAACTCTTCTTTACCCATATGCTTAACAAGACCCCAACAGTCAAAACCTTCTTCTAATGATCTTCCTTTGTTTTTAAAAGGTAATCCTATAAGTTCATTTATCATTTGTATATTGCTCCACTTGGGATACCTGGGAATACCAGGATTGGTAGTCTGTTAACCTCAACTGTATTTGCTAAGATTGTACTAATCACATCAGCTGGGGTTTCAGTTTGGATAAGTAATCACATCAGCTGGGGTTTCAGTTTGGATAAGAAATGGTTTTTCACACCAGGCTGCTGGTACTGTGTTTACTGAGTCATTATAATGACCATAAAAGATAACATCGTGGGTAGCTGTCACCAATCTTTTAAGCTCAGTACCATCATAAACCCTAGCACCATCTAAACTATAAATACCACTGATACCAGTATCAGCACCACTATAACCATAAGGATGAACAATACCTACAAGTAAGTACCATGTGTTATCTAATGGTAAATCTTGATTTGAAATAGTATAAGGATACGTTGGCACTTCATCATCTAAATACGCAACTTGATCACTATTACTCCTATTTGTACCGAGATAAGTAGCGCCATTATCATTTAGTCTTTTTACAAAACAGCCATGAATATAAGTCTTCGTTTTATCTATGGGTATGAGTGGTGCATAAAAAGCTCCATCAAAACTAAGACTACCATTAGGTGTTGATACCCAAAGTAAGGATGTATGGTTTGAAGCACCAGTTCCATAAATTATACTATTCTCATCAAGATCACCTGTGTAATCCCATCCTTCTGGTGGCATTTCCATACTTTCCCATACAGCATAGTCAATGAGGTTGTTCTCAATATGACCAGCTCTACCATCTGTACCAAATTTCTCACGACAGTCAGTAAGAGTTTTACCACAAGTAGTATCTGTACCTGTGTAACCACACCCACTATCTTTGAAAGTGTGTAACCACACCCACTATCTTTGAAAGTGTGTTGACAAGCGTTAGGTAAAAACTTTCTACGAGGGAACTGCATACGAATAGGGTTTGGCATACCTAACTGAAAAGTTACAAACGACTCATCAGCGCCAACACTTAGTGATGTAAACTCTAAAGCTATCTCAGGTGTTGAACTCTCAATGTTAGAAGTGTGTACAACTCTAAGTTCTACTTTCCATCCCGAACCATAATCAGGATCATTCTCAACATAACCTTGAACAATACGTTGAACATTTGAAACTTTTAATCCAATAGTAGGTAATTGACCATGTGATGTTTCTGGAACATCATCTATATCAAAAGGAAAAGCTATATAATCAGTGCTATTCCAGGTAACGTCCTCAGTGTTTGAACAAATGGAAATATGCACACTCTCATCTTGATTAAAAAGATCTATTAAAAGTAACCATGAACCTGTGTCGGTTAGTGAGTTCTTTTTCTCTTTTGCAATTGATGATATGGTTAACACGTTATACCTCTCTCAAAGTGAATTGTATATCATATCTGTCTGGACGATTACCCTGGGCTTTATAAGCTGGAGCATTATCATAACGCATTGTATAAACAGTTGTTGTGTCAGGATCAGTCCAATCAAAAGAGTCAGAACCACGAACTACACCATAATGTGTAAGTAGTAAGTTTCTGTCAGCAATGGATAAACTTTTATATGCAACTTTTACAGTAGCTCTATTTCTAGTGTGACGTTCACGTGTTTGTTGATACCCACCTTCAAACTTTGTTTTGATTGTAGAATACTCAGGATTAAAATCTACAGACACTGGATTGACAGTTAAAGTTGGATAAGCCATATTAAGTTCCTCTTATTGCTTGTCTAAAAGCTGGATTATAGTTTAGATGTTGCATAACTGTGTTTATAATCGTATCACCTTCTGAATTAGTGCTACGACCTGTTTCAAGTAACTCCATCGGTAAACCAGACTCATTATTTACAGTGATAATAACATTGGCTACTTTAGAGCGTACACCAAGATCACCATTAATTCTTGTTAGTGGTAAAATAGCTTCTGGACCAGCCTCACCCATTAAACCAGTACCTTCAGCCATTGGGAAGAATGTTGGAGTTGTAACCACACCACCCGAGGCATATCTTTTAACTGCTGTAGAAGACATGGATGATATATAGTTATTAACCACACCTCCGTGTGCGTATGGTAAAACTTTTCCATTAGATGATATTGCAGCGCCAGTTGCACCACCAAAGAAATCCATTGTAAAATTTGAAAGAGGACGAATAAGACTCATCTGAATTGAGATACGTAAGAGATCTTCAAGTACAGCATTTACAAAATCTTTAAATATAAATTTACCAGTCATAGCAAACTCAACTAAAGAGTTTTCAAGATTTTTGAATACTTGATTAGCAGCGTTTTTAATATCACGAAGATAGTTTTTTTCTTCTTTAGTTGACTTCTCTAAGAT